TTGCTTTCTTTAACGCTGCACGCACTTTACTAGGAAGGAGTGTCCATAGAGCCACTTTTTGTTCTGAATCTAGGTTCTCTCCCTCCAACTTATCCCAAGCTGCCTTGGGGTCACCTTGCTCACAAGTAGCAATCAATTCAACTGCCATCTCTTGTAAATACTGTAATTCCTCTGGAGGAATATTATCTTGTGCGCCCTGAGTAGGCGTAATAACTACTGATCTGCCTTCTTCAGGCAAGTCTTCACCAGCAAAAATGTATAACCCGAGTCCATGTAGTGCCAGGGCTTTTGTCATGCAACGCATGATTGCTGTGTTTACCGCAAAAGCATCTGGGCAAGGAATAGCTTTGTTGCGATAGTCCATTACAGGTAACTGGCAGGTCATAGGCTTGTCAAACATTGTGACTGTGACCCAAACCATCGCTGTTCCGTTAATGTCCATGTAGCAAGATTTGCTTCCACCCTCTCCGCTATCAAACATTTCAACCTTGAACGTAGCTTTTGGATCAGCTTTGAGAGCCTCTTGCCATGCCCAAGCCCATGATAGGTAGGTCAGGTTGTTTTTCTTCTCTGTATGAGAATTGACATCTTTTTTCAGTAACGCTTCTATTGACATATTAACTCCTGTAAGTATCGAACTCGTCTTCAATGATTGCTTTTTGTTGGTCAAGGTCTAAATCCTTGAACTCGATGAAGTCTGCTTCTTGGCAGCAAACTATTTTATCTCCCTTGATTGTTAGGCAATAAGGGCAGTAGTGGATGTCTGAGAAATGTTCAGAATACTGTACAAATACTGATTTCATGTGAGACTATCAAAAGCCATTTCCCACAGAACATCACCCGCCAGATCGGTGAGCTTGTTCAACTCATCTTCTGTCAATGGTGTTCCATCTTCATAGCATCCACTTGAAAAGTAGGCATCAGAGAAATCTGGGAAGTCTCTGCTATCTACTCCATCTACTTCTAGGTCTACAACCTTTTTTCCATTAAGAATCGGCATATTTACTCCTGTTAAACGTGGGTTACTGTTTGCCCACACCACTAATGTGCCACACCTTTTTATCTTTTTATACTAGGACAAACCCTAATAGACAGACTAAAAAACAACACTACTATTCTGACCATGAACATCGAACAAATTGAAAAAACTTGTGCTGAAACCTTGCTTGGGTACGCTCAAACAATGGCAGAGGCTTACACAACCGAACCAGAGGACTTCTCAGCGACTATTGTTGCTTTGCTTGCCAGAACTCTTGAACTGCATACCAACCATCCCATCAACCTAGAAAGACTATACAAATGACTCAACAAGCAATTATTCGAGCTTTACAGAATGGATCGCTTACTGCTCAACAGATGGAGAATCTAACGGGCATCCCAAGAACTTCCATTGTTGCTGCTTGCAAGAAAATGTTTCGCAAGAAAGAGCTTACTGTTGAGAAAATCAAGTTTAATCGTGCTTGGGTCTGTAAATACACTTTAGAACCACACATGATTGAGGCTCAAAAAGTCGCCAATGATGAACCTTGGGATAAGCTAAATCCCTTTGACATCAGAAACGCACAGGGTATCTTTACTAAGGCTGAGTATGCTGTGATGAACTCTCAGGCTATTCGTTTGCTTGGCAGACCAAAAACTAACGAAATCACAAATAATCAATTTATTTGAAAAAAACCTATTGACACTTCTTTGTTTTGTGTATAATCCAAATCGTCTGAGTGGCATCAGGCGATGAAACAAATTGTAAACCCCATAGATTTCTGTGTGGTCTTGCCAGACAACTGGCGTACTTTTGATTTGTTTCAATCGTCCGTTGTTGCTCTCGCCAAGAGCCAAGACCACAGAGTGATTTATGGGGTTTTTGCTTTTGGGGACTGATTGGATTGCAGACCAAAGTTCGTTGCAAATAAAGTAGGACTCAGAACCTAGCCATAAGAGACTGGACACAGGTAGACCGCTCGTAAGGCCGCCGTAACTGTGTTGAGAGGCTACGGGGGAACTGTCCCAAGCCAAGCCCACATGAGTGACCCGAAAGGGATGCAGGAACGGGCAGACAGGACGCTCTGAGGCGTGTAATCCTGCAAGCTATGCAATCAGTAAGGTATAGCCCAATGTATGTCCCAGACTCGTCTGAAACTAGCATAGGTACTCACTAATCTTGTTAACTCAGGATTAGGTGAGTATTTGCCAATTCGAACCCGACTGAACTGAACTAGCATATATAGGGAAAGTACGGATTAACAAATATGGGGAAGTTGTTTATTGTTATGGATCATTTTAAAAAGGATGGACATGGACAACTTTGATAGATTCTGGGCAACATGGCCTAAATCATTTAGAAAAGGCGGGAAGTCTGCTTGCTTGGTGAAGTGGAAGAAGTTTTATTGTGAAACCTGTGCAGACCAGATCATCAAGCACATAGAGTGGATGAAAACAACCGATGCTTGGAGAAAAGACGATGGTGCTTTCATTCCCGCACCTTTGGTCTATCTAAACCAACAAAGATGGGATGGGGCTGAGATTCCTGAAGGCTTCGGGATCAAAGTTGAAGTGCAAATTGATCCTGCCCTAGCCAAGATTGAGTCTGATAGAAAAAAAGCCACCCCTATGCCTGAACACATCCGAGCAAGATTAGCTGAACTAAGGAAATGAAAATGCCTATATTTTTGCCAAAAGAATTGGAAACTGAGGTTTTTGGAACTGGTGAAGGTTTCATTTGCTTCATCCAAAAAGATATTGATGGTCAAGAAACAAGAATTGCATTGTCTGTGCATCAATTTGAAACCATTTTTAATCATGAAAAAACACTTGTCAGAGAGGCGTTGAATGATGTCGCACCATGACGCAATGAAATTGTTAGATAAGGTTAAAGAGGGCGTACCTTACCCGCTACACCTGATAAACAAAGCATTGGAACTTACTGGCGACTTAGAGTAAACACCTATGGCATATTCACGCAAAACAATATCCAATGCAGGAGACAGAGTTATTTTAGAGAAAGCCGAGGCTAGGGAGATATACCGAACTTGGCAATCACTGAGAGACAATGATTTTGTTCGTGCCAGGCTTGAGAGTTGCGAAAGAATCTACGGAACTGGAGCACGAGATCGGGTCAGGTTTTATATGCGTCAAATGAAAGAAGGACAAATTGAATGAGTTGGCACTATTTGCGGGAGCTGGAGGGGGAATCCTTGGAGGACATTTGCTCGGGTGGAGAACCATTGCAGCCGTTGAAATCGAAGATTACCCACGCAGAGTTTTATTGCAACGGCAAGCTGATGGACTCTTACCTAGATTCCCTATCTGGGACGATATCCGAACCTTTGATGGAAAACCTTGGGCAGGAAAAGTCGATGTCATCTCAGGTGGATTTCCTTGTCAAGACATCTCAGCCGCAGGGAAAGGTGTCGGAATCGAAGGAGAGCGATCTGGAATGTGGCGAGAAATGGCGAGGATCATTCGTGAAGTACGACCCAGATACGTCTTCGTGGAAAACTCACCAATGCTCACTTCTAGGGGACTTGGAGTTGTTCTTGGAGGCTTGGCCGCAATGGGGTTTGATGCGAAATGGGGAGTGTTGGGAGCAGCGGACGTTGGAGCAAACCATCAGAGGGACAGAATCTGGATTCGTGCCAAATGGAGTGGATTACTTCCACACGCCCAACACGACAGGATTAGATGGTGGGAGCAACAGCAGGAAAGCATTGCGAAAGAGGGAAGAGATGTGGCCTACGCCAGTTCACAGCGAGGCCAGGCAGGGTCTACAGATTCGCAGGGAGGGCAAAAAAGGCACTCAAACGAGTCTAAGCACAGCAGTTCTTACTTGGCCGACACCCAGAACAAAGGGGATGTGTGGCGGGAGTGGGAGCTGGGATTTGTTGAACAAAAACACAACAGTGGAAGAGGCTCGTCTAATGGGAGCAGGAAATGGTGGTCAGTTGAACCCAACGTGGGTCGAGTGGCTCATGGGGTGGCCTCTAGGGTGGACAGACTTAAAGCCATTGGGAACGGGCAAGTCCCCTTGTGTGCAGCAACCGCATGGAGAATCCTAAAATGAGCATGATGATAACTTTCAAAGTAGACGCTAACCCAGTTGGCAAACAAAGGGCTAGATACGCTAGACGGGGAAACTTTGTCCAAACATACACCCCTGACAAAACAAGAAACTATGAGGCTTTAATCAAAGAAGCCGCAACAGAAGCAATGGGAAGTTCCGAGCCACTAGAAACCCCTGTAAACCTGTATCTTTACATTCGAGCACCAATCCCTCAGTCTTACTCTAAAAAGAAAGTAGCAGACTGTTTAAACGGAATTGAAAAGCCAATTAAGAAGCCTGACGCATCCAATGTGCTGAAAAGCGTGGAAGATGCCATGAATGGAGTTGTTTACAGGGATGACTGCCAAATCGTCAACTTTCATGTAACGAAGGTTTACTCAAGTCAATCAGGAATAGATGTGTGCGTAAAAGAATGCCTAGACTAAGGGTTTATCCCTATGGTATTACAAAATCAATTAGGTAAGATTTAATTTTTAACAGGAGTGAATCATGGAAAAAACTTGGGAATTTGATACCACCGCAGGTGCGGGTAGCGAAGTGGTTACAGTAGTTTATGAGTATTCATCAGACGAGGATGGCACGTATAACGAGTCCATTAAAGAAATTTGGTATCAAACACGCAATGTCATCGGATTGCTAAGTGACGAGGCTTTTAAGGAATTGGAGTGCGAGGCGGCAATGCGGTTTCAACACCATAAACTCAATTACAAGCAAACATCGGATATTCAGCCATGAAACTAGATGAACTCGAAAAGATGGCACAACAGACTGCCGCTTATGGGGTTCATCCTAGCGGTGAATTTATTTACTCGTTCTACACCGAGCAACTGCAAGCCTTTGCAAGATTGATTGCAGAACATGAGCGTGATGCGTGTGCAAAAGATTGTGAAAGCATTAACAGCATTGAAGATTTTTACGCAGAACGTCCAGAGTTAATTTGCGCTAAAGTCATCCGAGCAAGGGGACAAGAATGAACAGAGAAGACATTATTCGCATGGCACGAGAGGCGGGTTTCAATGTTGAGCAAGGATATTTGTTGCGGATAACAGGTATTGATGAAGACCTTGAACGCTTTGCCGCCCTTGTCATGTCTGCCGAGCGTGAGGCGTGTGCAAAGTTATGCGACTTAGCAATGTTGCAAAACCAAGAAGCCATAAATGAACTTGAAGAAGATGAACATATTGCACAGTGTTTTATTCAAGGCGCAATGACCCAATTAGTAAAAACATCTAAAGCCATCCGAACAAGGGGACAAGCATGATTGAAGCAAAAGAACTTGATGGCGAACTGTGGATAAAAGCCGCAGACTACCATAAAGCGGTAAAGGTAGCCGTTGAGCATGAGCGTAGAGAGTGTGCAAAACTATGTGCTGAAGTTGGTATGTGGCCTTTAGTGCATGAAATAGAAGCAAGAGGTGAAACATGACTGAAGTTAAACAACCAGAACCTCACCCATTGGTCAATGAATTGTTAATAAACATTTTAAAAATCAATGAACAAATTGCACGCCAAAACGCTTTAATTGTTCAAGCAATGACATTGCCTGCAATGATGGTTAAAGGGGACAAGCATGACTGATTGGACTAAAGAGGAAGACGAGGCATTTAATGCCGTTGAAAAGCAAAGTAATCTTGGAAAACAGATTTTGCGAGACTTAGGCCAACCCTACCATTTCGATGTTTTCGTGTCTCTATCCCAAAGAAATCATGTTTTAGAGGAAGTGGCAAAAGAGATCGAGAAAATGACTGTTTTTGGAAAAGACACAATTTCCAGTTTTACCATTGTCATTAGAAACATGAAGGTTTGTCCTCCGTGTTATGGAAACTGCAGCCAAGGCAGAAATTGCCCAGCGAGGAACACTTGTTTAGTTCACATGGATGCGACAAGGGAAAAAACATGACCAAAGATCAAATTATTGAGATGGCTAAACAGGCATGGCTTTCAGATAAGGAAGCGCAGCTCATTACTGAATTTGACGAAGCCTATATTTCATGCACTTATTTGCAAGACCTAGAACGCTTTGCTATCCTAGTTGCCCAACAACAGAGAGAGGAAGACGCAAAACTGGTGGAAAACATAACCCTAGAGTGGCCCGATCAACCTGAATTTGCCCAAGTAGAGAGAACAACTATTCAAGATTGCGCAAAAATTATCCGACAAAGGGTCGTTACTTATGATTGAACAAAAGAAAGACGCACCAGGCAACCCGCCCTACTGGGTATGCACTAACTGCAAATGGGCTTTTCAGGCTTTGCAAGAGGCTAACGAGCATGGTAGAAGGTGCGGTAGAGATGAAGTAGCCCCAATTTATCGGCACTATGAAGGGTTTATCAAATGAACGAACCTACACTTGCGATAGAGTTCATCATAAAAACAGCACCACTCTATGCCAAGGCTAAGTCTGACAGAATGTTCTTAGAGGAATTCAGGCGGTCAAAACACGCACAACTCAAGAGCCTTGCTGGTACGGAAGTGCTGGGAAAGCAGGACACATTCGCTTATGCTCACCCCGAATATGTAGAGATACTCGAAGGAATCAGGGCAGCCGTGGAAATAGAGGAGCGTTACCGCTGGCTAATGACCGCAGCGCAAGCTAAGGTTGAGTGCTGGAGAACCGCCCAGTATTCAGCCCGTATAGAGCAAAAGGCCACAACTTGAACAACAAACTAAGCGCAAAAGAACGGGCGCACATCGGGAGAGTAAAACTATTGCCATGCTCAGTGTGTGACGCACCAGGCATTTCCGATGCACATCACATCGAGCAAAAACTACAATATTGCGTGATCGCTTTGTGCAGGGATTGTCACAATAGCTGGCATGGCACTAAGGCCATTTGGAGGGTGCATAAGATGGATGAGTTGTCAGCACTCAATCAAACCCTGAAAAACCTAATCGAAGCTGGTGGCGGAAATGCCTCTAAAACGCATTTAAACGAGTTTTAAGCCGTTTTTTTGATAACGTGCAACAGGGAATGAGGGTTTTGCGCTTTTTTGCTAATTTCAGGCAAAAGAAAACCCGCACAATGGCGGGTTCTAGGTTATCGTTTTGTGAGTATTCGTAAAATTAAGGCGATCATTGCATAGATCATTCAAACCCCACAAATTCAAGTGCTTCAAATTTGCAGATTTCAACTTGATCTACTGATAAACCAAAGGCCAATTTTTCCGCTAATTCGCTGGCTTGTTGCGCTTTTTGGTCATTAGGTGCAGTTAAAGCAAGAACCAGACATTGTGTGAGTGCATCAATTTGGGTCATTTTTAGTCCCTTAATAAACACAAACGCCACGGGAATAATAAGAGTCGACACTTTTACCCTCTGGCACATCATCAGGACGGATTAAATAAAGTGCTGCGCCCCTGGGATCGCCCTGAATATAGGGTTTTATTTCGGCTGGAGACGTAGGACAACCCTGAACAGCCCATTCACGAAAATTTCTCATGCGAATAATATGGTCAAGACGCTTTTTTGCCCCTTTTTCTCTATCGGCAATGGGTGAAAGTTTGCCAGAGTATTGACTACGCCAGAATGCTTTTCCAGCTTCATCCCGTTCAACACACCCTCCATCTATACCGCATTCAAGTTCATGCCATCTTTGCAAGGTCATGCTAATTTTGCGGAGTTTCTCAGCTTCGAATGCTGTAAAACCTAAGCTCAAAAGAGTATTTTCTTGCGCTGTAATGCGCTGTTTCTCACGTTTTGTCATTGCCATATTCACACCTATTGATAAAACCCTGCGAATTGCAGGCCACAAAACCCCTAATAAGAGGCTTTGCAGTCTGAAATTAAGCGGTTTCAGTGGCTTCTACGGGTTTTGCAGAAGGGATATAGCACCAGGCGGGCACTTTTGCGGGTGCAAACTCTTTTGTCGGCATAATAACCCCGATAAAAGCATCATCCATTTGCGGGAAAGAGACAATAGAAGATTGACTACCACGTTGCAAAACCATTGGAATTTGACGTTTTCCGTATAGTTCCTCAGATACATCTACAAAGCGAACGAGTAGATCAGGGTTAAAAGTGGCGGGCTTAATGTCCTCATCCTTGAAAACCATTGGAATAACGCGATCCGCATCAGGAAAACGGGCATCACAAGCGGAAAAACGGGTAGTTGATTGACTATCAATGCACTCTACTGCAAAACCCTCAACAGAAAATGACAACCATTCGTCACCCTGTTTTTTTGTGCCCTTGAGCTTTAAAAGTGCCTCAGTAGGCAAAACAACGTTTTGTTTTGTGTCTGACCTTATGCCGTCAATCAACAAACGGCCCAAAACGTGCCCATCAGTGGCTTCGATGTAAGTGCCCCGATTGTCTCTGACAACGTTAATACCTTGCAAATAGTAGCGAATGTCTTTTTTTGCCGCTAAGTTGAGCATGGCGCGGATGTCTTTACGCTTGATTGAGAATTTCATGTTGAAGCCTTTTAAGTTGAAATGATGCGACAGTGCATCGAATAAGCCCAGCCCGTGAGCTTACCCGCTGGAATGTCACTTTATGAGGATGTCAAAATAATGCAAAGCCCCAATGCAAAGCATAAGACCGATTGCAATAGCGGTGAGATAGTCTAAAAAGCCGTTTTTCATGGTTTTCCCCTTAAATATATTCAACATGAGGGTTTCCCGATTGACGGGTTTTCCATGCGCTTAGTTCCTCGAATGTCTCGAAAACCCAATAAGAACCCATGAAACCATTGGAAGCATAAGCTACGGGTTTTGCCCCTTGTTTTTTGGCCTTGGAAATAGCTTGTAACCCTGATTTGCACTTGATAAAAGAGTAGATCATTTTCAACCCCTCTTATAGTGTATTGGGCGCTCATACAAACCACGCTCATCCCTATAAATTGAAATGTAATGGCCGTACTTCGTGCCATCGTCATAAGTTAACCCGATGGTTTGCCCGTATGCAATAGGTGTGCAAGGCCAAGCGTGGGAAAGGTTTTCAGCTTCTAATGCTTCGCTGAGTGTAGGAAAGAAGTTTTGCTTCATGTTGACGCCTCTTAAGATCACTTTCCAATTGAAAGTATAGTAATTATCGGGTTAAAAAACAAAAAAACCATTAGGACAAACCCTTAGATGATAGAATTATTTTAATTATTTAAGGGGAATTTATGGGGAGACCTTCAAACCCTTCAACAAAGTATTTCCAGCGAACACTCACAAACCCTCAGCGAATGATTCTATTGGCGGCTGGTAAGGGTAATTTATGCCGTGGGTTTGAGAACGTACTTGATCTATACAGTGAGGCGCATAACCAAGGGTTCAGACCTGGTGACGATCTGAGTATTTTAAATATAGGCCACGCAACAACAAACAGCCCCAATCCAAGTGAATCAGTAAGGGAAACAGTAAGAGGGAATACAGTAGACGGATAAGACTAGATCAATTCAAGTACGTCAAATTAGGTGCATCGATCACCCTCATATAGGACAATAGGACATTAGGACAATAGGACAATCTAAATAAGAATCATTCGCATTTAGAACTAAGGGTAAACCCTATGCTGTAAGGATAGACAGTAGTAGAAACCCTAGGTGTATGGGGGGGGAGGGGGTAGGTTGGGCTGTGAGATATTTGTGGAGCCTCCCATCCTCAGAAAAAGTGAAAATGAATTCCATCCAAGGAGGACAAATGGAAACGAAATTAAAAAGAGGTAGGGGTAGACCTAAAGGGTCAGTAAAGATGACCATACAGAGGTTTGCTGACAACCCACCCCTTGTACTGCCTAAGACAGACCACCAGAGGCTCAAGGAGCTAAAGGAGCTGATGATTAGGAGTGGAGGTAAGGATGTGGCTCAAAAGGTGATAGAGATAGCCCTTAATGATGACCATCCCCATCAATTAGTAGCTTTGAAGATGTGTCTTGATAGGACTCTTCCTGTTTCTTTGTTTGAAAAGGATAAGAGCCAGAGAAGTGCCGTAACCATCAATATCACTGGTTTAGGACAAGAACCACTGGTAGTAGACACTGAACAACCAGAAGATGTAGAGGCAAAGTATGGCTGATCTGAACTTTAGTCTCCTTCCTTGGCAACAAGAGGTATTCAAAGACCAAACGAGATTCAAAGTTGTGGCTGCTGGGCGTAGGTGTGGTAAGTCACGCATGGCGGCAGTTACCCTACTGATTGAAGGACTTAAGTGTCCACAAGGCTCTGCGGTTCTCTATGTGAGTCCTACTATGGGACAGTCTAGGCAGATTATCTGGGACTTATTGCTAGACCTTGGCAGAGAGGTTATTCAGAATAGCCACGTTAATAACTTGGACATTACCCTGATAAACGGAGCAAGAATCTACGTCCGTGGTGCGGATAGACCCGATACCTTGCGTGGAGTCTCATTGACCTATGCTGTACTGGACGAGGTAGCCGACATCAAACCTGAAGCGTGGGAGCAAGTCATTCGTGCCAGTTTGTCTGATAAACGAGGGAGAGCACTCTTTATCGGCACTCCGAAGGGCAGAAACTGGTTCTACGATACCTTTAAGTTGGGCGAATCAGAGGATGATCCTGATTGGAAAAGTTGGCACTTCACGACTGCTGATAACCCATTGATTGACCAAAAAGAGATAGAAAGTGCTAAAAAGACCCTGAGTACCTTTGCTTTTAAGCAAGAGTACATGGCTTCATTTACCAATGCGGGTTCTGATATCTTTAAGGAAGAATGGATTAAATACGGAGTTAAGCCTGAACACGGAAGCTATTACATCGCTGTTGACCTTGCAGGATTCGAGGAAGTTGCCAAACAAGCAGCCAATGCTAAGAAGCGTCTGGACGAGACTGCTATCTCAATCGTTAAGGTTACTGATGATGGAAAGTGGTTTGTTGAGAAGATTGAACACGGAAGATGGGACATCCGAGAAACCGCTTCTAAGATTCTGATAGCCATTAGGGACTACCGACCCCTTAGTGTGGGGATAGAGAGGGGGGCACTAAAGAACGCTGTTTTACCCTATCTAAGCGACTTGATGCGAAAGAACAACACCTATGCTCACATCATAGATTTGACCCACGGGAATAGAAAAAAAGCGGACAGAATCATCTGGGCTTTACAAGGTAGGTTCGAGCATGGCAGAATTGTGTTAAATTCGGAAGAAGATTGGGATGAGTTCGTAGACCAGTTAATCCTGTTCCCCGCACAAGGAGTTCACGATGACTTGCCCGACTCCCTTAGTTACATTGACCAACTGGCTGTTACATCTTACATGGAAGAAGATGATGACAGTGAGGAATGGCAACCAGTAGATATTATTAGTGGGGTATAGAAATGGCAGAAGGTATATTACCGCCTGATAAGAAAAATCAGCCTGAACTATCTGGTACAAGTAGTTTTGTTGATTTTCTGTTGCAAAAATTAAGAGCAGATATGTTTCCAACATCTGCAAAAACCTTGATTGAAACAGCTCAAGGTAATAAAGAGCCTATAACTGAAAAGAACTTTACTCCTGAAGAATTAGCATCTTTGCTGAAACTTATTGCATCTACAAATGAAAGAGGCAATGTTCAATATCCTGACTACTATAACTTGATGACGAAAGAGCGAAAAGAAAAGGGAACAATCCCCGCTTCTTTAATGCCATCAATACTTTCAATGGCAGACCCTATTGGAAATTTACAAACAACTTTAGGTCGTTTTTCATACTCAAGAGATGCAGAAGGAAACTTGATTGTTGTTGACAAATATGATTTTAATAAACCAAGCAATCTTGGTGGGATGTATGGCTTGCTTAGAAACTATGCAGGAGAGAAAATACCTGCTGGCTTTGGAAGAGATGTAAGAATCAATCTTGGCAAAACTCCCACAAATCAACCAGAATCCTTACAATACAAAGACCCTTTTGGGAACACTACAAGGTAATATTATGGAATTCCAAGAACCTAGCGACTCAGACAAAGAACTGGTTTCTTTTGTTGTTGACCATTGTGATAGATGGAGGGACTACCGAGATACCAACTATTTGGACGATTGGCTAGAGTACGAGAGAATCTTCAATGGTGAGTGGGATGCCCAAGACAAAACCCGCGAATCCGAGCGTAGCCGTATCGTTACTCCCGCTACCCAACAAGCCGTAGAGACACGCCATGCCGAGATCATGGAAGCCATCTTTGGTCAGGGTGAGTTCTTTGACATTCAAGATGATATTCGTGATGTCAATGGTAGCCCATTAGACGTTGAAGCTATCAAAGCACAATTGATGGAAGACTTTAAAGTCGATAAGATTCGCAAGTCTATTGACCAAATTGAACTTCTTGCTGAACTGTATGGCACTGGAATCGGTGAGATTGTTGTCAAAACAGAGAAAGTCTTTGTTCCTTCTACTCAGGCAATACCTGGTCAAATCGGTCAAGCCGCTATTGGAGTGGTAGAACAAGACCGCATTGCAGTCAAGATTGTTCCTGTAAACCCCCGTAACTTCCTATTTGACCCTAACGGAACATCTATTGATGACTGTATGGGCGTGGCTATTGAGAAGTATGTCTCGATCCACAAGGTCGTCAAAGGTCAAGAAGATGGCATATACCGCAAGGTAAAAGTCGGCACTGACTCTATGGATACGGACTTAGAGCCTACCCAAGAGATTACTCAGTACGAAGACGACAAGGTAAAACTTCTGACTTACTATGGTCTAGTCCCTAGAGAATACCTTGACCAAATAGAGAATGATGATACTGAAGTAGAAGACTTGTTCCCTGAAGACAGTATTCAAGATGAGTATTCCGATCTGGTTGAGGCTATCGTAGTGATTGCCAATGATGGTGTTCTTTTGAAGGCAGAAAAGAACCCATACATGATGAAAGACCGCCCAATCCTTGCTTATCAGGACGATACAGTTCCTAATAGGTTGTTGGGTCGTGGCACTGTAGAGAAGGCTTATAACTCACAAAAAGCCATAGATGCCCAAGTTCGTTCACACTTAGATTCACTAGCCCTCACTACTAGCCCAATGATGGCTATGGATGCTACTCGCCTTCCAAGGGGTGCTAAGTTTGAAGTCAAGCCAGGCAAGGCAATCCTGACAAACGGCAATCCTAATGAGATTCTGTTCCCGTTCAAGTTTGGCAATACAGATGGCTCTAACTTGCAAACTGCCAAAGAGTTTGAACGTATGCTTTTGATGGCAACAGGCACTCTAGACTCTCAGGGAATGGTATCTGCCGTTGCTAGAGATGCGGGTCAGGGCGGCATTTCAATGGCAGTAGCCTCAATTATCAAGAAATACAAGCGTACCTTGGTGAACTTCCAAGAGGATTTTATGATCCCCTTCATCACCAAAGCCGCCTACCGCTATATGCAGTTCGATCCAGAGCGTTATCCTACTGTAGACATGAAGTTTATTCCTACGGCAGCGTTGGGAATCATTGCCCGTGAGCATGAACAACAACAGATGATTGGTTTACTCCAGACTCTTGGCCCTAATACACCTGTTTTGCCTATCATTTTGAAGGGCATTATGGCTAATTCTTCTCTGTCAAACAGATTTGAGTTGATTGCCATGCTAGACAAGATGTCTCAGGCTGATCCACAGGCTCAACAAGCGGCTCAGATGCAACAACAATTGGCTATGCAACTGGCTCAAGCACAGATTGCTGTCCAAACTACACAAGCAGAGCAGAATAAGGCTGAAGCGCAAAAGTTATTGACTGAAGCACAGTTGATGCCTATTGAGTTGCAAGCAAAGAGTATGGCGGCTAACACCAAGAACCTCCCAACTGATGACGCTATGGCTTCACGAGAGTTTGATAAGCGGGTCAAGATTGCTGAATTGATGCTCAAAGAGGCAGATATTCAGAACAAGGCTAAGATTGTTGAAAAACAGATGATGAGACAATGAATCAGGAACTTCAACGCTACTATGAGGAACGCTTCTCAACAATGTCCACACAAGGGTGGATAGATTTGATGGAAGATGTTGACAAAATGATTGAACCTTTGAATAATATTTCAACAATTGCAGATGAAAAAAGTCTACAATTCAGAAAAGGTGAGTTATCTATACTTATTTGGCTGAAAAACTTGAAACAAGTCAGCGAAAGAGCATTTGAGGACTTAAATGAGAAGAATGTATGAATTTGCCTGTATAAACGGGCATAAGACAGAAAGATTTGTTGTTTATGAGACAACGAGTCTTGTGTGTGAGTGTGGTGAGGAAACTCATCGCATTTTATCTGCGCCAGCTTTTAGGTTAGAAGGATGGTCTGGAGCGTTTCCATCAGCGCATGGGAAGTTCGAGAAAAGCCATACTGATAAACTGAAATCTGAACGCAAAATCAACTCATAAGCAATTATGCCGAGTTGAATCTCCTACAACCGATTACGGCAGGAAAAGGAAAAAAGTATGTTGAT